ATAAAATCACTCATTATCAAGTCCAATCAGGTTTTTTCAAATAAGAACTAGGAACAATCTCCCACCATTCATTCCCATCAAAAATATACAACTTGTGCGTATGTTTGTCAAGGAAAATATCACCCCCCTGGTAGTTCATCAAGAACCTCAATGTGGGACAAAAACTGCGATGGAGTATTCCACCACATCATCTGGGTATCTTCCCAGTTGTCAAAAATTACAAAGTCACCATGAGAATCCACCAACTTGTATCGGTGGCGGATGTATGGGTCCTTGGATGTCTCAGTAAAATACCGAGAATCAGTTTTAGGAATCAATTTCATTGCTACCAACCAGCAAAACCAAAGATGTATTGCAGTCCCCAGTCTAACGCAACAGCAGGGATATCGTCAACCTCATCACTGACAATTTGTTTCGCTTCAAGAATTCGTTTGGGACCGACAGCATTCAGGTTTGCTTTTGATGCTCGGAGAAACTCTTGCAGGTCTTCGTCGTTTCCATTCTTGAAACCACTAACATACAAGTCACGGACTTCTCTAAGAATCTTAGAAGTTTCTTCCTCAAAAGTAATAGTATCAACTTTGAGAGGAATACTCATAGTCTTCATGCATCCCATGGAAAACTTCATTGCCTTCCGAGTTGAATAAGTAGAGAGAGCATAAATCTGATTGTCTCTGTAAGCGTGTTGAATAACTCCGTTGCTACATTCAATCATTCGAAGGAGAGCAATTTTGTTTTTCTCACCATCCGACAAACTGCCGAATACTTCGTCCCAATTTTTCATTCCAAAGGTCTCACAAATTCATTAGAAACAAGGTCAGTGGCATCAAGTGCCTCATACATATAAGTTGCACCAGACCTTGGATTTGTATGGTCTCCACATGTAAACACATCGCAAACTGCCATACCATTCTCTGGCCAAGTGTGAATGCTGATATGAGACTCAGCAAGCAGTGCAACAGCAGTGACTCCTTGAGGATCAAACTTGTGGGATTGAATCCCAAGGAGGGTGCTTTCTGCAAGGGCAGCAGCATTCACAAGGACATTGCGAATGTGTGCCTCATCATCTAAAAGTCCAAACGGACAACCCTTAAGGGTAAAGAGGATGTGTCTCATCAACCGAAGGTGGAATCAGGTTCCAGAGCGATATAATACTTGAGGTTGTAACGAGTGTTGGTAAACTGAGAAAGAAGTTTAGAGGAAACCACAACATCATAAGCACCAGGAATAATCTTGATGTTTTCTACCTTGAAGTTGAAAGTAAACTCTTGGTCGGTCTCACCCACAACGATGGCATACTCGTTAGAAGTATCATTCTTCTTGTCACGCACCACCAGTTTGATGACACCTGCTTCACCAACGGCAGACAGGTCAGGCAGTTGATACACTGCTGCTGCCTTCACCAGTTTCTCCAGAGAGGCACTATCCAGTTGGAAGCAGACATCTTGAGAAGGTAGATTGATTTCTTTCTCAGGAGGAGCGATGATGACATTGGGGTCAGCGAAGAAATACTTCACGCGACGCTTACCTTCACGGATACTGAGGTAGGAATCTTCCTTGAAGTCAAGGTCAGGATCCTGGTGCAGACTGAGACCATTCAAAAACTGGTTGAGGTCATAGATAGCAAAGTCACGAGGAAACTCTTCCTTGATGTCTGCTTCTGCCAGAATGTTTTTGGCAACAGAAATGGTGCGAAGTTTGGTGCCTTCCTTCACAAGGATAGAGTTGTTGATACCCGCAAAATTCTTCAGGATAGTCAGGGTATTGTCAGACAGTTTCATGTTGCTCATTGGTTGTAGGTTTCACGGACGGCGTTTTTATCATTGAAATTCATGAGGAGGACTGCGTAGTGCAGAATCTTCATGATATCACGGCGGGCACTTCCCTTCTTATCATATCGGGAAGCATACTTGAGAATATTGCTGCGACAGAATGCCTCACCATCGCCACATGCTTCAATTAGGTCAAGGGTTTGAATCTGTTGGTCACCAGCAGAGTAGTGCTGATTATAAGTGCTACGGATGTATTCAAGAAGCTCCTTGACGATTTCTTCTTCATTATACTTCCAAGGTGTTGCTGGAGAACTTGGAATCATGTTAGTCATATTAAAAGTAAAATTTGAATCACTCATAAGGGGAGGCAGATTTTTACCTCCCCCAATTATATCAGAAAGGGACTTCCTGGTCAACAGGAATCTTTTCACCAGTGGCAGTAATGTCAAAGTCAGCATCCACTTTGTCATAGAGCTCAATGAATGCTTGCTTGGTTTCATCATCAAAACGATTGACGCAAACTTGGATTGCCTTTTCCTTATCTTGGAAGATGCTGTAGGCACGGATGATGTGGACCAGGCGACGGGTGCTGATGATTTCCTCAATGCCACCATCAAAAAAGGTCTTGCGGATAATGTCCGCCCAGTCAGTCAGACGCTTGCAGAAGTTGGTGTCATCAACGTTTAGGGTCTTGGCGACACCCTCAAGAATCTTTTGCTCGGTCTTAGGAGTGGGATACTCCTGCTCGAAGGTGACAGGGAATCGCTCAAGGAATGCTTCATTCAGGACATTGGTGCCAATGAAGCGACCGTCGTCGCTACCCTTACCCTTGGTATTAGCAGTAGCAATCACAGTAAAACCAGCAGCAGGCTTGACCCACTTACCAATCTTCTTGAGGAAGACACCTTTGCCTTCTAGAATGGACTGAAGGCAGAGGATTTTATTGGAAGCCAAGTCGATTTCGTCCAGGAGAAGGACTGCTCCTCGCTCCAGTGCTTCGATGACGGGACCGTTGTGCCATGCAGTATTCCCATCAACAAGCCTAAAACCACCCACCAGGTCATCCTCATCAGTCTCAATCGTAATGTTTACACGAATCAACTCACGCTTCAGTTGAGCACAAGCTTGCTCCACACCAAACGTTTTGCCGTTGCCAGAAAGTCCAGTGATGAAAGTAGGATAGAAAAGACGGGACTCAATAATTTTCCGAATATCACCAAAGTTACCAAACTTGACGAAGGTATCATCTTTTTCAGGAATAAGGTTTTGCTCAACAGCAGGAATAGCAGCAGGTGCTTTCACAGTTTCCTCAAGTTGCTCTCGCACTTCTTGAATAGTCAGATTCCACTTACCACGACCAGTCTTGAAGTCAGAAAGTTTATTGGTGACGGTCTGGTAGTTGGACCCATTCATAGCACACCAGGCACGAATGTCGGCGGCAGTCACAGACTCTCCATACACTGCTTGGAGAGAAGTGCGGATGTAGTCAGCGGAGATGGTCATTGAGTGGTTTGTTTCAACTGAAGTTATTATACAAGAAAAAAGGGGGTCCGAAGACCCCCTGTGGACAGTTTTGAAAGTGTCTTACTTTGACCTTCTCAGTCTTCTTCTTCTCTTTGGTGACTCACCACCAACCCATGCCTCATTCTCAGGAGTGCTGGGGTCGTCGGCAATGAAGTGACCGTTTTCATCTCTTGCCCTTACTGGCTCAGAAACTTCCTCAACCACAGGATCAGGTGCTTCCTCAACAACAGGCTCTACTACAGGTTCGGGAGCAGGTGCAGGAGCTGGAGCCGCCTTCTTACCTCCCAGTAAATCTCCAAATCTAGACATTGCTTTTATTGAATACTTTTAGGTATTTATCAGGCAACAAGTTCTACAAACTCTCCAAGGATTTTCTTATTCATCTTTTTGGACTTCAGACTCTTAGCAAAAGCAGACTTGATTTGAGTTTTAGTTGCATCCTCAGCGACCTCAAAGTCAGCGTCCTGAGAGAGTGCATTGGCAGATAGACCGAAGTAAGTATGATACCCAGAATTCTTGAGAGAGAAGGCACGCTGCTTCTTCCAGATACTCATAGTCTTTTCATACTCTGGACCATAGTATCCACAATAGCGGCGAATGAAACTACCAGCATCACGAGACTCAAGCACACGAATACCAATAAAGTTAATATCCTTAAACTTGTCACGCAAATTGTGAAGAAGAATATCAGTAAACTCATACCACTCACAGTCAAGAGAGTAGGTCATACCAGTCTTACGGTCACGGAGGAAAGAATTAGGTCCAATGTAGGCAGTGCCCATAAAGGGTTCATCCTCCCAGCGGCGCTGAACTTCACGATGATACTTAGGCATTGCTGCCTCACCATCGGTCAGGATGACGCACTGAACTTTCTGGAGTTTGTTCTCCTTTTGGAACTTGGGAAGAATTTCATGGAGAGCAACCATAGTCTCATTCAGAGGAGTTCCAGAAAGACTCAGACCATAAGGAATATTATAACGAGTATGTGTATTCCAACGAAAGGAAGTAGCAAGACGGAACAAGTTCTTCATCTGTTCTTCCAAAGTCTTACCGTTGGTTTTGCTAGTGAGCATATTCATGAGAGAG